TCACTGGACCGCACCTCCTGCCAACTCGGGGATCTCGCCCAGTTGCGTGCGGAAGAGGGTCAGCGCGTTCCTTCGGTTGACGAGGCGGCGGGGGACGTCCGCGGGCAGTTCCTCGTAGACGGCGAGGTCGTGTAGGGACTCGAGGCGCTGGTCGACCTTGTCGAGCAGCTGGTCGACTTCGTGGAGGTCGTTGGCGAACTCGGTGCTGAGCATCAGGATCTTGCTTCCCTCGCGGCCTGAACAGCCCGGAAGTCGTCGGCGTCGCCGCCCGAGTCGGGATGCGTGGCCTTCAGCGCTGCCGTCTCCCCGCCGTGATCGGCGATGAGTTCCCGGCCGCGCTGCGCCAAGTCAAGATCTGACTCCCCTGCACTCAACTGCCGCCAGCCGGTGTACTGCTCACCGCGCTTCGTAATCCCATAGCGGTCAACGCGGCGAAGGCTCTCGAGGCCGAGCGCGATCGCGCGGAGGTTGTCCTCGTAGCTCCAAAACCGGTCAGTCGCGTACTTGAGTGGGCCGTGGCGAGAGTCGAAGGCGAGGATCACGCCGGGGTGGTCGGGACTCGCGCCCGAGCGCGGCCACCCGTCGAGACGGATCTGGTCCTCGCGCAGGGCGATCTGGACGATGATCTGCTCGGCGGCCAGATGCTCCAGCTCGCGGTCGAGGAGAACGAGGGTGTTCGACCAGGGCGAAGAGAACGGCGAGCGCTGCGGGTTCTCGCTTCGCTGGCCCGGCCAGGTGTCGATGGGCCGAAACGTGACCTCGATCACGCGCCCCTCCGAGGTGGTAGCAAGCCCCGATCCGACCCCCGCCCTGCTACCACTTTGCTACCAGTTCCCCGGCCCCCTGCCCGGAAACCGGTCCTGCCGCCGAGAACGGCCAGTGCCTGTAGAGCGAACTCGATCCGCCTCCCCAAGCCGGATCCGCGATTTCTGTCCCGACCTGTCGCGACCTGTCGCGGAGGCTTTATGAGTCGGGGCGAATCGTTAAGAGACCGCGCCGTTCGTGCCTGAGCGGGCATCTAGCCGACAGCCTCCCTGGTAGCTGAGCTACCAGTTTCGGCCGCGATCTCGACGTCTCGGGCTAGTAGCCGGGCCCGGGCGGCGTCCTTGTCGGGGTGCCCGTAGCGGGCCATGACGAGCGCGCCGCCGTCCTCGTGGCCGAGCTGGACCGAGACGTCGAAGTGCGAGTTGCCGCGCTCGAGCAGCTGCGTCGCGCAGAAGTGGCGCAGGTCGTGGAAGCGGATCGGGCGGATCCCGGCGGCGATGCGATCGGCAGATGTGCCGCTGTTGTCGCGGACGGTCTTCCAGGCGTAGTAGAGGTTGCCCTTGTTCAGGGCCTCGCCTCTGATCGAGTGGAAGACGAAGGGCGAGCCCTCGCGGAGCGGGACTTGGTCGAGGACCTGGGCGGCCTCGAGGAAGGCGACCTCGCGCTCGAGGCCGTTCTTCGGGAGACCGAGGTTGCCGTCGTCTTTGCGGGCCCGGCGGACCCAGAGGGTATCGGTGCCGATGTCCTCCAACTGCAAGGCCTGGATCTCGGCGGCACGGAGGCCGGTCCAGGCGGTGAACTGGATCAGGGCCCGGAACTCGGTCGCATAGCCGCCGAGGTTGAGGCAGGCGGCGAGCAGCTGGTGGAACTCGTCGAGCGTCGGTGGGGAGACCTCGGCGGTCTTCTCGGTCGCCGGCAGGCGGAGGTTGGCGAAGGGGTTGGCGGTGACCAGGTCGACGTTGCGGGCGTCTTCGTACATCGTCGCGATCGTCTTCGAGACGTTGCGGGGGACGCCGAGGGCCCAGGCCCGGGCAGAGAGGCGCTCGACCTCACCGAGCAGGGTGGGACCGAACTCCTTGCCGAAGCGGCGGGCGGCGATCGCATAGTGGCGCCGGGTCGACGCCGCCGGCCGGGGCCACTCCTCGAGCCAGCGCTCGGCAAAGCTGCCGCAGGTCTCGGTGGTGCGGCGGGCCTCGAGGCGGTCGCGGTGCCGGCGCTCGGCGTTGTCGGCCTGGGTCTTCGTCGACCACGGGCCGTCGGGCACCCAGACCTGCTTGCCGTTGCGTTGGAACTTGGCGACCCACTGGCCGCTGCCCTTGGGGCGTTCGAAGGCGCTCACTTGCCGAACTCCTTGACTTTGCTCTGTAGCTTCTTGACCAGCTCGGGAGACATTCCCACCGAATCGGAGATCGCAAGCATGCTGCGCTCGAAATCTGCCGAGATCCGGCTCGGGGTCCGGCACGCCTTCCTCAGGAGTTCAAGCTCTCGATTTATTTCTTCGCCGAACCGCCTACCGGCATTGCCACAGGCCTCCACCATCTTCTTGCCGTCCATCACGCCGCCGCTCCCTTCGTTCGCTCTACCGGGAATCGAACGACGTCGCCGCCCTGGGGTGGGACCTTGCGCAGCTGGGCCACGACATCGCTCATGTAGTAGCGATTCTGACCGCCGACGCGGAGGGTGGGCTTGACGCGGCGGGTGATGGTGCGGGTGGAGACGTCGAGCTCCTTGGCGACCTGTGCCTTCGACATCCACGGCTCCCGGGATTTGGTCGCGGTGCTCAACTGACCGGAGCCTCCCCCTGAACCTCGGGTGAAGGCCAGAAGTTCCGGCCCGGGGGCATGTAGTCATCGCGGACCACCAAGCCGCCGAGCCACATCATGGGATTCACATGGGCTCGGACGAGATCCTCGTAGATCCGGTCGGCGTCGTCGCGAGAGTAGGTCGTCGCGGCGCGGTAGCGACCGTCCTGGAGCCAGCGGACCTGGTAGGGCATCGGTCCGGCGAAGAGGCGGGAGATGCCGTCGGTCAAGCCGGCCGTCCCTGGATCCCGAGGACCACTCGCTCGAGGCGGGGGTAGTGGCCGGTGATCTTGTGGCTCGGGCCCGCGCAGTATGGATTGCCCTTGATCCGGTCGGCATTGACGATCAGGTGATGGCAGTGCTCGTCGGGGCAAATCAGCGCCTCGGTCTGCCAATCGTCCGGGAGGCGAGTCGCCTTCCGCCTGCGGCTGGTTCCGTTTGACGTCGCCGTGGCGTTCATGCGAGGGCCTCGCGGAAGCCGTCAAGAGCCGGCTGGTGGAGCAGCTGCTCGAGCCGTTCGATCGCGTCGCTGGCCTCAGAGCGCCAGCGGACAACCGGGACCTCGATGCCGGCCCGCCTGGCGAGGATCTCGAGGCGGTCGCGCTGGCGGTCGCTCGGGAGGCGGTTCCGTCGGCGGGTCCGCTCAGCGTGTAGGAAGGCTGGCGACCTCATGCGCTCGCCTCCGCCTTGCTCGGGTCGAGCATCTGCTCGAAGAGCTCGATTGCCGCATCGCGGTGCTCATCGACGAATGGGACCGCCTTGCTGATCGCCTTCTTGACCCCGTCGTCGTTGCGGACCGCGTCGTAGACCTGGCTCCAAGTCGGCTTGGCAGGTAGGGCAGCGGCAGCGGCAGCGGCAGCGGCAGCGTCAGCGGCAGCGTCAGCGTCAGCGTCAGCGGCAGCGGCAGCGTCAGCGGCAGCGTCAGCGTCAGCGTCAGCGGCAGCGACAGCGTCAGCGGCAGCGGCAGCGACAGCGTCAGCGGCAGCGTCAGCGGCAGCGACAGCGGCAGCGACAGCGGCAGCGTCAGCGGCAGCGACAGCGGCAGCGTCAGCGGCAGCGACAGCGGCAGCGTCAGCGGCAGCGACAGCGGCAGCGACAGCGACAGCGGCAGCGTCAGCGGCAGCGTCAGCGTCAGCGTCAGCGGCAGCGGCAGCGTCAGCGGCAGCGTCAGCGACAGCGACAGCGGCAGCGTCAGCGACAGCGACAGCGGCAGCGTCAGCGACAGCGAACGGCTTGCCTTCGGCTTCGAGCCGCTCCCTGACCTGGCGCCGGATCTCGCCGCGGAGCGTGCCGTAGGCGTTCGGGTGCTTCGCGCGGACCTCGTCGCGGACCTTGTAGAGCAGGTCGCGGAGTGCCGGGGTCCATTCGCTGATCTCCATGCCGCGCAGCTCGTCTGCTTTCGCGGTCATGCCGGCGAGCTCGAGCCAGTTGGGGAGGCCGGTGTTGATTACCCAGGCCGCCGCCAGCGCTTTGCGGGCATGGTCCTGGCCGTCGTCGCCTGTACCGCCCATTCGCCCGAGGAAGCGCTTGAGCAACTGTCGGTCCTCCGCCGAGAAGCGATCGTTCAGCCGCTGACCGTAGCGCCAGAGGACCGGGCTGACGCAGGGCGGGCAGTCGCCCCACTCCTCGCCGTAGATCCAGCCCTCCATCTCGAGGAGGCAGGCTTCGGGCGGCTTCGTCGGGTCGTCGGGCGCACCATGGTTGCCGTGCAGTAGCGGCAGATCCTTGGCGATCGCCAGGCGCTCGGGGATTGGAGTGGCGGTGGGGGACATCAACTCTCCTCGCTGGCGTCGTCGACGCCGTCGGTTACGTGTTCTTCGATGACTCGGCAGTAGCCGGCCGCGCAGAGGCTGTGCATCCAGCCCCGGCCCTCGACCTTGCGGATGTAGTGCTCGCCGGCGAGAACGGGGGCGGTGCACCCCTTGCAGGAGCCGTCGCGTTTGGCGAGGATTTCCGGCCCGAGAATGGGGACGGTGAGTTCGGCCACGGTCATGCCCTCTCCAGCTCCAGGGCGGTCTCATCGACGATCTCCAGGCCGGCCTTTATGCCGGTCTTGGCCAGGGCCGCAGCGATCAGCTCGCGGTAGTCGGAGAGGATCCCGCGGCCGCTCGAGTCGACGAGGACCAGGTCGGACCCGCGGCGGCCGACGCCCTCGAGCGGAGCGATCCACCTGTCGAAGGCCTCGGCGTCGAGCGTCTCGCGGAGGTGGGTCTTGGTTTCCTCCCAGACCTCGATCGCAGCCTGGTCCTCCATGACCATGACCGACTCCGCTTGGCGGCGGCCTTCGAACCTCGGACCCGGCATCGCGGCGAAGCCTTCGACGTCGTCGCGGCTTTTGAAGATCCGAGCGAGGTCGTCGAAGATCGCCCCGTCGCGGTTCGCGTGCCGGCCGCGCTTCATGTGGAAGTCGGAACCGGCGCAACCGGCGATCGCGCGGCGAAGCTCGTCCTCGCTCGAGTCGGCGATGCGAGCCTTCGTCAGTCGCCGGCGTTTCGGGGTGAACTGCGTCGAGCCGTTGCGACCGGTCAGGCTCTTCCAAAGCTCGAAGAGCTGCTCGGGAAGATCAAGGCCGTCCCCCCCTGGGGGACTATGGGGGTTGGTTCTTGACGGTTCCTTTGACGGTTCCCTATATAGACCGGTGTCGGATTTGTCCGGTAGAACCTGCTCGGATTGTCCGGTAGAAGCGTCACTGGTGTCCGGTTGAACGCCATCTGTCTTACCGGACAAATTGGCCGGTTGATTGAGATCGAGTCGAATCCGGTCGTGAGCGCGCCCGCGCCCCTGTGTCTGGGCCGTTCGTTCGCGGGCAAGCAGCCCTTCCCCCTCGAGCAGCTTCAGGTGCCGGCGTACGGTTCGCTCGTCGCAGCTGGTGTAGTCGGCGACGTGCTTCTCCCCCGGCCAGCAGACGCCGTCCTGGTCGGCGTGATCGGCGACTTTGAGGAGTGTGAGAAGCGGGCCTTGGCCGAGCTCGCGACCGCGGCCGATCTCCCAGGCCCACTGGGATGCCCGGACGCTCATCGAACGCGCTCCTGCTCGATAGCGACGATGTCGCCGACGATGCCCCACTCCTCGGCGACCGCCAGGGCGTTCAGGAGATCGGTGACGGCGCGATCCCGGATGAGCCGGGTGACGTGGGGCTGGTCTTTGATCGAGTCGTGATGGGCGAGGGCGCGCATCAGGCGACCGCGCGCCGCGGCCTTCCACTCCTGTGCGAGCTGGGTGTCGGACTTCACAGCGCCACCAACTTGAAGCGCTCAGGATGGTTCAGCTCGACGTGGCGGCCGCAGTCCCCGCAGAAGATGACGAGCTTTCCGGTGTCGAGGTCCCGGTACATGTAGGCCCCGATCTCCTCGATCAGTTCCGCCTGGCAATGAGAGGCCGCGCAGGACTTGACGCCGCCGTATGGGGGGAGAAGTCGACCGAGCTCAGCAGTCTTCTCGGTCACGCCCCACCCCCGAGTCGCAGCTGCTCAGAGTCGCCGCGGATGAGCACGCCGCGGATCTGCCGGCGGGTGACCGAGCCGTAGCCGGCGATCGTCTTGGACAGCGGGATGATCGGCAGTCGGCCGTTGTCTTCGGGTGGGCCGGCGATCCTGCCCGCGCCCTGGCGGCCACGGATGACGACCTCGACGGTGTCGCCCATGTGGAGGTCGGTGGGCCTCACCGCTTCCCCTCTCTGGCCGGGATCGGCTCGAGCTGGACCGTTACTCGGTGGCCCAGGGCGCCCGCAAGATCAGCCAGGGTGCGCAAAGTCAGGTTCCGCTCCCCCGAGAGAAGCTGAGTAACGTGGCTCTTGCCGCAGCCGAGCCGCTTCGCCAGCTCACTGCGCGAAATGGAGTCGTCGGAGTCCTCGCCCTCCATCACGCGGCAGACCTCCTCGGTGGCCGCAAGGATCAGCGTCTCTTGGGCGACGAGGCACTCGTAGTCAGTCTGGTGTGGTGATGGTCCGACGCCAGGGAAGGGTTTATGCAGGACGCGATCCATCAGTTCTCCGCCTCGAATTCGCGGTCCTCGGCCGACTCGCGCCAGGTCAGCCAGCACCAGGCATAGGCAAGATTCATCTGCAGGTGGCCGAGGTAGCTGCAGTCGTAGTGGACCTCGTCCTCATAGAAGCGGGACGGGAGCAGGCCGTATTTCAGGGCGTTGAAGATCGCGCGGCTTCGCATGCCCGCGTCTCGGCGTCGACGAGTGAGGCGCTGGATGGTCAATGGATGCCGGCCTTGTAGTGATCGGCCACATCGCTCTCGGCTCGTGAGTGCCACGCCCTCGCCATCGTGCCTTGCAGATCTGGTGCCCTCATCCCTGGCACTCCGATACCTGAAGCGCCGCAGCCCGCAGCTTCTCCCGGGCCTGGTCCTGTAGCGCGCGCTGGGCCCTAGTCGGGTGGATCACCTGTAGGGCCTCGGCCTCGTCGAGTGTGAGGTGGGGGTCGGGGATCAGGACCTCGGCGAGTGCGGCGCTGGCTGTAATGCTCATCTCCGGCGGCAGGGGGTCAAAGAGCGGGCTGGCGCTCATGGCAGCCTCGGCTTCCCGGCCGGGTGGTCGATGTCAGGGCCCGGGCCGCGGCGAGCGCCGGCGATCACGTGCAGCGGGTGTTCGCGGTCGTGGATCGAGAGGCGGGGGCGGGTGATCGGGATCCGCATGGACTGTCGGCGCCGGCGGTAGTGGTCGGTGACGACCCCGAAGAGGACGGTCGCGGCGCAGCTGATGCCGGAGACGATCAGGAGGATGGCGAGCCAGGTGGGCATCAGGTCGTGGCCGCCGCGGTGTCGATTGGCCAGATCTCAGTGACCTCGCGCTCGAGGAAGTTCGCGATCTTTAGGGCGTTGGCAGGGTGAACCGACTTGCCCTCTTCGGCCCGTGCCAGAGTGCCGCGGCTCACTTTTATGGCCTTCGCCATCCCGGTCTGACTGAGGCCGCGCTTGATCCTCTCTTCGGCCCAGTTCACGGTCACCGGCGACTTCTCTCGATCGGCCAGATATCGGTTGGCTTTTTGCCGAGCGCCTGGGCGATCGCGAACTGAGTGCGCGGCAGGGGAATGACCCTGCCCTCCTCCGCATCGCGGATCGTTTTCCCGCTGACCTTGGCCTCCGCGCCGAGTTCATTGGGCGACATTCCCGAGTTGATCCGGGATGTCATCAGCTCGCGATTTCGCGGTCGCTGCCTTCCATTGGCCCGGTGCGAGGTTCTGACGGTCGGTGCAGACACTTGCTGAACCGTATAGCAAATTGCCGAATCGTGCAACATCTATCCGATGCTGGCGGAAGTTGGCAGATACGGTCGCACCCATGCCGACCGAGAAAGCGAGCAGGGTGAAGGCCGCCCGCGGCTACGGAGGGTTAAGCCAGCCGCAGCTGGCGAAGGTGCTCGAGATGAGCGACGGCACCGTGAAGGCCATCGAGGGAGGCCGGCGAGTGGCGAAGCGATCCGAGCTGCTCGCGATCGCCGAGGCCACCGGCGTCCCCATGTGGTTCCTCGAGGGAGGCTGGGAGGGCTGGCGAGCTACTCGACCAGGCGCAGGCGATGACGTCGACCGGGAGGGCCGAGCGGCGCTGGAGGACCTTGACCAGCGAGCTGATGACGAAGACGAGCCTCGGCCTGGCGAAGATAAGGCGGAGGATGCTTGAGCGCCCGCAGAGCGAAGTAGGCGGCCCAGAGTTGCGCTCGGTCCTCTTCGATTTCAGGTACGTCGGACGACGCGCCTCCCAACGGGTCGGTGTGGCAACCCCCTGCCGAACTGGGGCGGTGGTCGTCGATCAGGGCCATCGGGATCATCGCTATCGCTGCCGGCGCTTGCAATGAGCTTCGGACATCGGGCTACTAGTTCAGGCTAATTTTTGGGTTCGAAGAGTTGAACACAAAAGGCCCCACCGACGCGCTTAGTTCCCTTGCGCGATCTGATCGACTCGGGCCTTCGAGAGCCCAGCGGCGATCGCCACTTTGCGCTGGGAGTGACCCTCCTCGATTGCCTTGAGGATCAGCTTGTCGCGCTGGGCAAGCAGAGCATCGGCACGCTCCAGGGCGTCCCTGATCTCCCGTAGTTCGGACAGCGTTGTCTTCGGCATGGGTTCCCGTAGGGGCAAGGCGCCCCCCATGCACCCCCTGGAACCCCAGCCTGCCACGGAAGTTGTGACCCGCTCGCACTTTCCGCCCAGTCGCTGGGCGGTTATTCTCCTGGGCATGGGCACCTGGCTCATCTATGGCTGCTTCCTCGCCGCAGGCTTCGTCGGCGGGGTCCTATTCACGCTCTACGTCAACGCCAGAGGGCGCGTCACCCCCTGGCGTTGAGGGCCGGAACGCAAAAAGCCCCCCGGCCGAAGCCGAGGGGCTGAGAGCTACCTGTGCATGATCCGGCCCTTCTTTACTACCTCGCTGCCATGACTACCCCGGCAGCGGTTGACAAGCTAGGTGCAGCCGGCGGGCACCAGCTTCGCCTTGCCGATCGCATCGGTGGGGAAGGCGCCGCTGAGTCCCAGCGCCGCCACCCCGCCTTCGGTCACGTCGATCGCGCGCTGGGTGAAGCCAGCGGGGCCGAGGTCGCCGAGAAACAGGACCGCGGTGTGGCCCGCGATCGTCACGCGGAACCGCTGGAGGCTCGCCAGCCATGATCGGGTGAGCGAGTTGTTCCAGCCGGATTCAGTGCCCGGCGCGATGTTGAGGGCTATGGCTGGCTCGGAGGTGTAGTGCCCCGATGCCATCAGGCCCCCGCCGAAGTAGCTGACGCGGCCTTCGATGACCGTGCCGCTGCGGCAATGGAGCTCGTGCCGGCGTCGCTTGTAGAACGCCGAGCGGTCGGCTGCCCATGAATGCTTGATCGCGGCGCGGTGGCCGGGTCCAGCTGCGCAGCGGATCTGATGCTTGTGGGCCCTGATGGTCGTGGTTGACGGTGATCGCCTGCGCCAACGCTTCGGCGCCCAGACCTGGGCCGAGAACACTGCTCCCTGCTTCGCCTTCACCGGCTGCGCGCAGCCGACCGCAGGGGTATGGGGATGCGCTGGCGCCGGAGCGACGATGGCGGCAGCGACTATGGGCGCGATGATCGCGCGGATGTACGGACCTCCTACTCGGGGACAGGACGCCCGCACGTAGGACCGGCAGACCTGCCGGTCCCGGGGGCCTGCAGGTGAAGGGTCAGCGGAGGTTGTGCTCGGGGACTGTGCGGAGCTTCTCGCGGTCGATGCCGTGGGCCTGCTCGACCTTGGCCTTGGCGCGCTCCGGTCGGTCGGCGGTGACGACGTCGACCCGGCGGAGCGAATCCTCGCCCACCTTGCAGTAGACGAGATAGCGGGTTGGCTGCCGCCTTGAATTCGCCCGTCTGCGCCCGCTCTTGCCGTTGTACGACGGAACCGTGCCCCTCCGCGCCCGTCGGCCCGGGTTCAACCTCTCCCAGCGCTTCTGACGGCAGATAGATCCGCAGGTCTCGGCCGACTTCTTCAGGTGGCCGATGTCAGCTCCGCACCGCTGGCAGTGGCGCTTGGGGAGTAGGACCTCGAGCATCTACTTGGTGGGCGAGACTGCCCGGTGTGTTGCCTCGCCGCCGATCAGGATCGGGATGACGAGAGCGACATCGGTGAGGACGCTCTGTTGGTTGAGGACGACACCGAACACGCCGGCGGCGAAGACGACGGCGCTGGCGATGTAGGTGTTGGCGCGGGCGGGGTAGCGGCGGTAGAGCTCGACCGCCTTGGCACCCAGACTCTTTGCCGCCTTGCCAGCGGCCGTGAGCAGCTTCTTCATGGTTCCCTTTCTAGTGGTAGTACGGCGAAGCGATTCCGGCCTTGAAGGCCGCCAGGGCGCTCGGCGAGGTCGAGACGATCCAGTCCATGCCGGCCGCGTCAGCGACGTCGTTGAACCAGGAGAAGGCGACGATCTGCGGACGCGAGGGTAGGTAGGTGCCCAGGAACTCGGTGATCCAGGCCGCCTTGTCGCCGCCGTGCTCGGTGCAGCCCGTCTCGTTGATGATCACCGGCTTGCCGGGTGCGATCTGGGCGAGGCGGGTGAGCGTCGGGTCGAAGACTTCGGCGGGCGTCTGCCAGCGGTAGGGCTTGGCCGAGCCGACGCCCCAGTTGTAGGCGTCGATTCCGACGTAGTCGACGAACTCGGTGCCGGGGTAGTAGGGCGCAGGATCGGCGGCGGGCTCGTAGATCCCGTTGACGGCCCAGACGAACTTGATGTTCGTGGCGCCTTTCGCGCGCAGCCGGTCGGCCAGGTGACGCCAGGCCGCGATGTAGTCGGCCTTGCGGCTCCAGGCATACCAGGTGCCGTTCATCTCCCAGCCCGGGACGAGCAGGACCTCGCCCTTGAACGCGACGGCCTGGGCGGCGATGTTGTCGATCGCGGCGTCCTTCAGCCCGGCGACGATTTCCCCGGTCGGGAAGGTCGTCTCGACCAGCGAAGTCGCTCCCCGCGCCGCGACCAGGCGCAGGGCGTTCAGGTCAAGAGCGCCGAAGGGCTGGCCGAAGGCGCAGAGGGAGACTTTCTTACCGGCGTCGGACTCGAAGCGATCCCAGACCGGCGCTTCCCAGGGCGCATCGTGTTCGGAGCCGTAGGCGCTGCCGTCCATGCGGGCGCCCCAGCGGATGCTCGCCGTGGGTGGAGGCGGCGCAGGCGCTGGCGGCGACGTTTCCAGGATCGTCCGCGCTTCACGCACCTTCGACTTGCCAGCCGCGAGCGCCTTCGCCGAGCTTGTGCTGCCCTTCTTGACTTCGACCTTCGCGAGTTCGGCGAGAGCGCCGCTGAGGAGATCCGTGGGGTTGGCGGCCATCAGACGTAGCTGAAGAAGCGGTAGTCGCCGTCGCCGAAGAGGTCGATGACGCCGGCGTCGACGGGTGCCGAGCCGTGGCCGATGGTCTTGTCGCCGGGGCCGACGAACATCTCGACGTGGTGACCGGCGCCGGAGCCGTAGATCACGGCATCGCCGGGCTTCAACTCCGAGCGGCTGATCTCCCGGCCGTTGGCGACGAGCGTGCCGGTATACCCGGCCGTGAAGCGTTCGCCGTTCGGGTCCGAGGCACCCGCCGAGTGATAGGCCGAGGCGAACCAGCTCGAGCAGTCGTCGCGGTGACCGTAGGCGGGACCCGTGATGCAGTGATTGGCGTCGAAGGCGCCAGTCTGCGAGTAGAAGTTGGGCCGGTGACCCGAGGCGCAATTCGCAGCGGAGGCGAGAGCGGCAGCCTTCAGTCGCTCATGGATGCTCCCTCCACTTACCTTGTCGCCCTCGATCGAAACGTGCTCGAGCTTCTTCAGATCGGCGAGGTAGCCCGCCTGTCTGGCTTCAAGGCCGTTGATCCGCTGCGTCAGTGCCTTTACCCGGCCGAGCCAGAACTGAGCCCGCGAATGGTTCTTGAAGGCGATGTGGCCATAGCGGAGAGCGCGTTTGTCTTCCCGCAGCGCCTTTCGTTCGCGGGCCGTTCCGTAATACCGGTAGGTCTGACGGGCCCCGTCGGCTGCCTTCTGCGCCTTCACCTGCTGGTTGTGGGCTTTGAAGGCTCGCTTGCGGTTCGCCTTGTAGCGGCGCTGGGCGCGAGCCAGGAGCGGCTTGTTGAGGCCGAGCTTTTCTGCGACCTGCGCGAGCAGGCCCTTGATGTGGGACATGGAGCCTCCTGGAGAGGGGTTAGGGATGAAGCGGAAGTGCTTCGGCCTTGATGCAGGCGCTCACGGCGACTTCGACGCATGCCTTGACGCCGTGTTCAGCGCCGGGGGTGTTGCCGGAATTGCCGGGTGAAGTGGGCGTTTGGGTGTCCGTTTCACCGGGCGGGGATTTGGCGTGAGAAGGGGGCGCGCTCGATTTCGGCGGCTGCTTTGTCCCTCTCGGTGTCCCCTTGTGCCCGCCCGAAGGCGGGCTGGGTTGCGAGTGTGGGGAGTTCCCCGTCGACGGCACCACCTCCCTCGAGGAGGACCGCCTGTGTTGTCTGGCGGCGATCTCCCGGCAATCCATCGGCACTACATGGATCACCGCGAAGAGGGCGCAGACCTGATCGGAGGTGATCGTTTCGATTGCGCGTGAGAAGGAGCGGTGGCAGAGCTTGGACTGCGGATAGTTGAGACAGGGCGAGGCGGCTTCGATTCGCGTCACCTTCTTTTCCGTGGTCCTGTTTTCCCGATGGTTCGCCAGGTAGACCCCGAGGCCGACGATCGCGACGAACAACAGGAGAAGGACGCGGCGGATATTGGCCTGGCTCATCGCAGCACCAAGGACAGGGAGACGGCATAGAACACGACCCCGACCCAGGCGACCGTCCACGGGTGTGAGGTAAGCCAGGGCGTCATTTCTCGTCCCGGTTCAAGAAGGCGGGCGAGCCGATCAGACCGATTGCGGCGATGACGATCGTCGAGTCGGGTTTCGGCGCCACGATGAACTCGAAACCCAGGATGAAGATCCCCACCACGAGGAGAACGATGTCTCTGGCTCGCTGGTACGACAGTCTCATGCATTCCGTCACCTTCGGGTCGGAGGAGAGTAGATTCAGGAGAGATGAGCCGGGCACTACTACTAGCCGGGGTGATGCTGGCGGCGGCCGCTGGATCAGCTCAGGCGGACACTACGATCACCTGCGAACCCTGCTCTCGCCCCTATCAGCGGTGGGTCGATGAAGCGCGGGTGCCGACGCCGGATATGATGCTCGCCGTAATCGAAGCGCCCTGCCCCTATCTGACCGAGGTCGGAGCTTGCACCGCGGCTGGGACTGACACGATCTGGTTCTCGACCTCGCGCCGTCAGGTCTTCTACCACGAGCTAGGCCACAACTTCGATTGGTACGTGCTGCCCGAATGGGCGCGGGTGCGCTACCTCGCGATCCTCGACCTTGCGGGGCCGTGGGAACAACCCGAAGCGGGGCATCAGTCGCCCAATGAGCTCTTCGCCGAGTCCTACGCCTTCTGCGCGATGCAGCCGGTCACGCATGGCGGCGGCGTGGCAGGGCAGGTGCCTGTCGGCGGTTGGCGCGTACACAATCGCGTCTGCCGCCTGATCGGGCGCCTCTAGGAAAGGCCGTAGGCGTACAGGCGGCGGTTCTTGGCGGTGACGCTCCCGCTCGTGGCCTTGTACCGAGCCGTGATGGTGTATTCCGCAGCCGGCGCCCCGTGGACCATGAGCCCCCCCGCTGTCCCGGTCGCCATGAGGAGCAGTCCGGTGGTGGCGACTCCGACGACGCCTTCTTTGACGTTCAGCTTGTCTTGGGCGGTCGTCACGAAACAGAATCCAGTGCCGACAGTTGTCCCCGCGACGTTGACGCTCGCCCCCCCTTCGAAGCGAGCGACCTGGGTGCCGTTGATGAAGAGAGCGACCTGTCCCGCAGCGGCCACGGACGACTTGACCTCCGCCATGAAACCGACCACAAGCAGTCCCGCTTCAGCGAGCGTAAGTTTGACTTCATCCGCCGTAGCGAGGGTCCCGAATTCGGTGTTCGTCCGGCTCTCTTCGGTGTTGATGAGTTTGGAGGTGCAGGACGCGAGGCCCAGTGCATTCAGCCGAGCGTGAACCTGATCTGCCATCGCTTTGGTCACCGCCGCCATGTCGGGCGGTTTGTCGGTCCCGAGGTAATAGGGGATTTCCTGCGGCGCAGCGGTTTTGCCAGAGACGGCCATCGACTACTCCTAGATTTCGGACGGCAGGATTTCCGCCAGGGCTTGGACGGTTGAAAAAGCTGCGGCGAGGTCGGAGACCGTTTCCCAGTTGGTCGAGGCGGCGACATCGGCGACGGTCACGCCGTTGATCGCTTCAACGTCGAGGATCTCCCAGGCCGGGACCGCCGCCCTCACGATCGCCGCAGTGCGGGCCGGGTTCGGCGTCTGACTCAGAAGTGTGCGGACGTAGGTATGGCCGACTTCCGGGGTGCGCGGGTGGATGATGACGAGCGATTCGTCGTCTTCCAGCGTGCGCTGCACCGCGATTCGGATCGAAGGCTCCTGGCCGCGTTTCCATCCGGTCGGCTCGCGGATTTCGTTGCGCTGCTGAAGCTCGTTCATCTCCGGGGTCAGAACCACTCCGACGTACTGCGCGAGGTAGGGCAGGCTCTCGGCTGGGCAGTTGTCGACGTCGAAGAGGACCGCCCAGGGTGCCGCGTCGTCATGTTCCCGGACGATCTCGTAGACGCCCTCCAATGGGCCTGCCCACGCATCGCAGAACGCTTTGAGGTCGCCGCTTACATCGTCCTCGATGTGGAAGCCGAGGGCATTGAACAGGAGTTCCCCAACGGTCATCTATTCGACCGTGACGGTGAGCGTTTTCGGCGTCGTGAGCGGTGCCAGTCCGGTGAGGGCCAGGTCTTTGGCTTCTTTGGAGCCGCCGGCTTTCGCCAGTTTCAGCGAGACGACCCGGCCGACGCCCTGCACCCGGTCAACCTCGGAGATCAGCTCGTTGAGGTAGACCGTCGCGGTGTTCACCCAACCCGTCGAGGACGGATCTCCGACGGTCGGCAGGCCCCAGTTCGCGGGATCGAGGTACGCGGAGAGTCGGGCTTCGATGGCCGCTTTGACCGCTTCGGGGTCGAACCCCGGGAGGACGGTCGCTTTGGCTTCGATGTCGACTTCGGTGATAGTCGGATCGCCGACGAAGTTGAGGACACCGCTCGGGACCTTGGCCTCCTGACGTTCCTGCAGGACTTCCTTCGTCGGCGTCGAGAGTTTCGCCCCGGCTGCGCCCACCGCAATGACGGTGACGGCGAGGGCTTCTTCTTTCGCTTTTTCTCCATTCCACGCGGGGATGCAGAGGGCCCGGGCGACTCCTGCCACGGCCCGAGCGTCGATCTCGAAATCACGCGGGACGATCAGCGAGAGCGAGAGAAGCTGAAGCTCCTGAATCAGCCGGTCAAGGTAGGCGTCTTCGTCCTCTTCGTCCACGCCGCCCGACGTTTCGCCGAGCAGGGCGACCGATTCCACGAAGGCGACGGCGGAGATCGGTTCGGGGGTGGCGGAGAGGCCGTTGCCTTCCACGCCCGGTTCGATCGCTTCGAGGACGACCTCGCCCGCTTTGGTCGTGGTGGCGCCGGGCGCGACCGTCACATCGGAGACGACGCGGAAGCCGAAGGATTCATCACCCGTCCCAGCGATGCTGACTTCGGTCCCGGCGGGAATCGTGTAACCGGCGTTGTCGACCATCGTCCAAGTGGTCAGTGCGGTGGCCGGCGCCGCCAGGATCGGCGGCACGTTGGCGATCGTCTCGCCGAACTTCTTGAACATCGCTGCGGAGGTGACCGCGGCCTGGTCGCGGACGGTGGAGGCGATGCGGGCGAAGGCTTTGGTCAGCCAGGTCTCGAGATCGCCCTCGGCAGGTTCCCAGTCTTCGAACTGGGCCTCGATCGCTTCGATGACCTCCTGCTCGAGGGCGGCCGGGTCGTTGTCAATGAGCGCCTCGGTGAAGGTGGTCACGCTGCCTCCGGTCTCAGGGTCACGTCCAACTCGCCGAGCTCGCCCAGCCGCGCCTCACCGATCAGATGCGCTCTCGGCTCCCACTTCGCGACTGCAGTGAGATAGGCCTCAGCGCTCGGGTTCGGCGGCAATTGCTCGAAGGTCGGATCTACCAATCCGTATTCGGGCTCCTCGATCCGCGAGCCGACTGGGGTGCGCAGGACCGCCTCGACGCATTGCTCGATCTCCTCGGCGGAGTCCTGCTCGACCTGGGCGACGATGCCGTCGACGACGCGGAACGGATGCTTGAGATGGGGCGCCTTCAGTTTGGAGACCCATCGAGCTGACATGGATGAGCCTTCCTGCGGCTCACCGGGCAACGGCACTTTCAGTGCGTCGGCGAAGCTCGCGACAGGGGGATCGAGGTAATAGGGGTCTTCGAGTGCTTCCTTGACCGCTGCGGTGGCGGATTCGCTTGACTCGATCGCCCAGTCCGCTCGCCCTTTCGTGTGTTCGATGTACCAGTTGAACAAGACCAGCGCCCGGACGTTGGGCATTTCGAAGGGCAGCGTCCACTGGAGAAACTGCCGGAGCCATTCGGCCTTGTGCGGCGGTTCGGGTCCCGCTTTCGTGAACCACTCAGAGCAAGCAACCTCGCAGATGATCTGCGGCTTGGTCGGGCATTTTTCGACCAGCCGTTCATAGGTTTCGAGGAAGACGGCCTGGCTCGTGCGCCAGCCCAGCGGGACGGCAGGATTCTGGCCGTTGTAGCCGTCGAACCCGACCCAATCCACGTATTCGTCGCCCGGATACATATTGCCCGCTTCCCCGGTGAAGGGGTCCGTTTCGGGCGTCGGAGCGAAGAGGATGTTCGGACACCAGACGAAGGTGACGTTGTGGGCGATCGAGGAGACGATCCCGTGCACTCGCCGCCACGCTTCGACGTATTCGGCCCCGGTCACGTAGGTCATCCCCCACGGGAACCCTTCCCGCAGGTTCATCTCCCACCAGAGCCGCAGGTAGAACGGGTGCCCCCAGTCGCGGGCCTCTTTGGCCCATGCGGTGATCCCGTCGTCGTAGACCTCGGCATTGACGTCCTGAATGACGTTGGCCGGACCGCCGAGGGACTTCATCGGGATCGCGCCGCGGGCGTGGATGCGGTCGCTGGCGCCCGCGAAGAAGCCATCCCAGACCGGGCCTGTGCCTGCTTCCCAGGGGTCGCCCATGTGGACGATCCCCACTTTGCGCCCGGCGTCCGCCTCGAACTGGTCCCAGAGCGGTTCGTTGATGGGGGCCGGTTCGCAGGGGCCCGAGGCTTCCGTTTCGGCTATGTCTGCGCCCCAGTAACGGGGGAGCTGCGTCGGCGGCGGGTCCGGTTCGACGCCGACCCAGGAGTTGTCAGTCGAGCCCTGGTCGTCGTTAATCGCCAGACCGTCGATGAGAATGGGAGTGCCGGATTTGACCCCGCCCGGGTTGCCGAAACGGGCCTTGTTGATCCCCAGGTTGCCGACCGCGAATGCCTGTTCGGCGGCCTTCTGGACGCCGTTGAAGCGCCAGGAGATCAGGCCGTTTCCTTCGGCGTTGATCTGGCACAGGACCTCGGCTACGAACCATTCACCAGCCGTGATTTTCGGCGGGGTTTCCGTCGGATGCGCGACCCCGTTCCACATCCGCAGTTCGCCGGCTTCGTTGATCGAGAGTTCGAGCTTCGTCGCTTCGCCGTTGAGAAGCCGCAGGATCGCCGTCGTGTTTTCGGGCAGTTTGGCGAGCTTGCCAGCGACCCGGTAGAGGTATTTTCGACCGAGGACGCCAGCCGGGTGAACCTCCACGACGTTGAAGGCGCCCGAGGCACAGGCCGCGCTCGCGGCGCCGGCCCACGGGTTAGTCGCTTCTTCAACGACTGAGCCGACCGTGGGCGTCGTGATCGGCCAGAAGTCGAAGTTCTCCGACGCGAGACGCATGGAAGACCTTTCGGGCTAGAAGGAAACGTCGGGTTCGGCGGCGTCGGGCCACCACGCGAGGATCACCGGGGGTCCTGCGTCGGGATCGCCGAGCACCGCCCGATCGCCCTTCTTCGGGTAGAAGACCCCGGCCGCGGTGACGTAAGGCATCCAGGGCATCGGGTCCTCGGAGAGCTGCTCGGAGAAACTGGGGACGACGCAGCGGACCTCCTGGCCGGGTTCGGTCGCGTCATCGAGGACCGTTGCCTCGTGGAGGACCGGGCCGGGTACGTCGACGGCCGAGGCGGTGAGGTCGCGGGGTTCGGGCATCAGAGCCCCTTCGGGTGGCGCTTGACGTTGAACTCGGCGAGATAGGACGGACTCGGGGTGAATTCCTCCGCCCCGCCACTCGCGCTTGAATTCTGCCCCCCCCCGCTCTGGAAGAACTTGCCCGCGATTTCGATGATCGTGTGTTCGGTGGTGGCGCTGCCGGTGCCCGTGTGGACGTAGACCGTCACCGATTCGCCGGGGCCCGCCTCGCCCCATCCGGCGAGTCCTTTGGTGTCCAAGCGCCCCTGGAGGAAGCCGCCGACATCGAGGATCTTGGAGACGAAGCCCGAGCAGTCATAGCCCGATTCGCTGAACCCGCCCCAGACATAGGGCGGGTTCTTGTTGGCGATCTTTTCGGCCGTTTCCAGCATCCGCTGCACGGTCGGATTACTGGCCGCGCTGCCGGTGGTGCTCGGAGAGGTCGTTTTCGTCGCCGGCGCCGGCTCGGGCAGCGGCGCGGTCGGCTTGCGGAGCTTCACCGTGATCCGCTTGAGGTCGCTCACATCGGAGTCGCGGAGCGGCGCTTCGATGGATTCGACCAGATAGCGGCCCCTGCCCTCATGCGTCGCCGCCACGACCGCCGAGCTGACGCCCTGCTTCTGGCCCTTCTTGTTGGCCTTCACCGGGGCGTCTCCGCTGCCGATGCTCGCTGGGCCGTAGCCCTCCAGGGTCACGACGGAGCCGGGAGGCGGCGTCCACTTCTTCGCGTCGGCTTCGACCGTGACTTCGGTGACCTTGCGGTTCGCGTTGAAGCTAAAGCTGACCTTCTCGATGCCGTCTGTTGAGGGCTTCGCTTCGCCCTTCTCGCGCTTGATCGCGAGCCGGACCTGGGAGCGGAAGAGGTCTGTCTCGGCGATGTAGAAGAAGCGATCACCAACCCAGAAGGCGCGCCAGTTGACTTCTTTCGCCAGGCGCTTGATCCCGGTCCAGTAGTCCTCGCCCTTCTTGATTTCGAACTTGTAGGGCTCGGTGACGGTGGTCGTGGAACCGCTGCCGAGCGTGCCGCCGCCGAAGGCTTCGAGCCACTTCGCGGCCTCGCTGGAGAAGCGTTCGTAGGGCGCAGCGCCGTCGCGGTTGCGCTGCACAGTCGTCGCGATCTCGGCTGGCGAGAAGCCCGGGTTGGCCTTGAAGACGCCGATCGCGCCCGGTTCACCGGAGTTGTAGCCGGTCAGGAAACCCTTGACCGATTCCTCGACGTTCGTGTGGTCGGTGTTGGGGGCGGTGAACGATTCCTGCTCGAGGATGTTCGGCGTCAACTCGCCGATATGTGACTCGTCCATGAGCGCAACCAGGAGTGCCAACTCCACCTGCTGGGGGACGCTGAGGGACTCCGCGACGCGAAGGGCGCGGTTGGCCTTGTCGATCTGGGCAGAGGTGGCCTTCACCCCGGCGACGGTCAGGCCCTTGACATCTCCGATCCCCTTGCCACGTTCTGTTTTCGCGTTCGCCGCAGCCTGTTTGCCCTGCCGTTCGGTTTTGATCGGCTGGACGACGTGGAGCTGTGGACAGGTGATCTCTGCCCGGGGGTGGACTTCCTTGATGCGAGCGACGATGAACTCCGCCCGCGTCATGTGCTTCGCGTCCGCTTTGGCTTTCGGGCCCCTGCGGTAAGCCTTGACCCGCCCGCCGATTTCCCGCAACTCCGCGACGTTGCGGTCCTCCAGAGTGAGTGTCACCTGCGGCGGGGCGAGAACGGCGCCCATATAGCGGAACCAGAGGCCGTCGAGTAGCGCGTCGAATTTTTCAGAGAGCAGGGCAGCGTCGAGGAACGCCATGCTGGAGTCCTGTAGAGCAAGGCTGATCGAGCTGGACCCCGCGATGGTGCGGATGATCGTTGGCCCCGGGAGGATCGCCCCACCTATCTCGATCGCGACCTTGCGGCCGTCGTGCAGGGTGAGATCGGTGAGCGAGGAGTCGATGCCCTGGACGCGGCTGACCACTTGGGCCGGGGCTACGGCGGGCGTCACGGGAGGTTCAGGGTTCGGTTAGCAGGGAGGGAACGGAGCGGATCGTGCAGTCCGTTCTTCTTCCCGAGCGCCTTCCAGAGCTTCCTGTCGCCGAGGACTCTCGCGGCAATGCTCTCTAACGTGTCGCCGGCGCGGGTGGTGTAGGTGAGCGCCTGGCCCTTGCCGATGCCACGCCGGGCCTTCGTGCGCCGCCTGATCGTGTCGGGGCGGACGTACTCGAGAAGAGACAGCGTGAATTCGATCCGCAGGAGGTCGCCGTCGTTGCTCTTGATGATGCTCGCGGTGTTCGGGGTGATCCCGCCATCGGGCAACACCCAGGACTTGCCCTCGGGGGCGTCGATCGGGCCATAGACTTTGAAGACGGGCGGCCTGCGCTCATCGCCGTTCGGATCGCGGCCGAGCTTTTTGACCGTGTTCCACTCGCGCTGTACGGAGTCGCCCTTGGCGTAGCCGTCGAGGAGCAGCGGCACCGCTTCGGTGAGAGGTTCTTGCCCTTCCCAGTCGGTGACAGCGACATCATCTTGACGCGGGATCGCGATCCAGCTACCGAACCCGCCCGTAGGGATCGCCGGGCCGTCGCCCATCGGGATTTCGATGTCTATCCCCGGGTCCTTGGCGATGATGCGGATGGGCTTCATGCGAGCGCCGCGTCGAGATCGGCGTGGTGGATGACGCTCTCGGAAATCTGCTTGCCGTCGAGGTGGTTGTGGATGTGGAAGACGAGCGGACGTCTACTCCCGCCGGGCGGCTTGTGAATTGGAGGGGCAACCTGTTTCCCCGTTTTGGGGTTGATAATGCTGCCGCCGGGGCCTTCTATGACGCCGCCTCCAGCCCGAATTTCGTCGCGGCGTTCTTCTTCGGAGTGAAAGTTCACACCGCCAACGTGACCGAGCTTGGGGCCGTGGATATGCACAGGACCTATGTCAATCGAGCGGTTGATAACGCTGTTGATTTCGTCAATACCCTTGTTGATGATCGAAATCAGGCCGTTGACGAAGTTCTGCGCGGCGTTGATCCCCCACTGATGCGCTGCTTCTTTCGTGCCCTGAGAAAGGTGCTGGTAAATCTCGTAGCCGAGGGCTGCACCGACCAAAGCACCAGCGAAGATCAAGCCCACCGTTGTCCCCGTAGTTGCGGCCCAATCCTGCAACCAGATACTCAGAACGGGGAAGCGATTCTGGAAGCTGAGCAGCAGGGCGCTGCCGATCTTGCCGCCAAGGCTCCCAGCAGTTGCTTTGATCAGCCCACCGCCGCCCATGAACTTGAACAGCCAGGCGGTGATGACCAGCTTCCCCGCAAGATTCGAGTTCTCGAAGCCGGTCCAGACCGCACCGGCCAGAGCAAGCCCGAGTTTGCCGCCGCTTTCCGCCACTTTGGGCAGCGCGGCGGTGATGACCTTGATGAGAGTTTCCTCGAGGTCTTCGAACTGCTTCTCGATCTTGACGATCTTTTCTTCGCCCGACATCTTGGGGTCGTTCAGGGTGGCGATGAATTCCTGAAGCTGGCCCTCACCACCCTTGATCGCCGGTAGCAGCGCCTTCGTGAGACTGACCTGGAGGCCGAGCATCGCCACTTTCGACTCGCGCTGAGCATTGACCATGTCCATCAGTGACTTGTTGGTCTTGCCGTCGAGGGTCAGGCCGTACTTGTCGGCCCAATGGAGCTGTTCCTGCAAGCCCTTGTTGCCCTGGGCAAAGAGGGGCAAAACAGTCGAATAGCCTTTGCCGAGCAGCGACATCGCGGCGGCCTGGCGCTCGGGGCCTGAGTGTGCTTTCCCGAAGTTCTTGGAGACGAGGCCGAGCGCATAGTTGAAGTCGTGGGCGCCCTTGGCTGTCTGCGCCTGCGTGATCCCGAGCTGGTTGAGCGCCGTGCGAGCCGTTCCGCCTTTGCGGTTGGCTTCCACAAAGGATTTCGCCATCTTGGTGAAGCTCATGTTCAGCGCCGTGGTGGCGATTCCCCGGGCATGTGCGACCGCGGCCCAGCGCGAGCCTTCCTGTACCGAGAGGCCGAGGTTGCGATTGAGGCCAGTGGTCGTCTTCGAGAGTTCGGCCGTGTTTTCGACCGCGGATTTCAGCGCGAAGACGCCACCGATGCCGAGGAAGCCGATCCCGTAGCGGGCGGCTTTGCCGAGCTGCCCATAGGCCCGGGTGAGGACGCCCGTCTTGCGCGAGGCGCGCTCGGATTCACGGCCAGCGTATGCGGCGCCGTGGCCGACGCTCTTGACGCCTTTCCCCGCCCTTTCGCCTTCCTCGGCCACCTGGCGGGCGCCGATGAGGCGCATTTTGATCTCGATGAGTTCGTTCTTGCCCGCCACGGGTCAGCCCTTTCCGCCGAGTGCTTCGGCCAGTTCTTCGAGATGCCGGCCGCGCAATTCCTCCGCCGTGTCGACCAACGCCGTGAGGAGGAGGGCGTCGAAGCTGCTGCGGGTGTCGAGGATGGCTAGAGGGTCGCGGCCGAAGTGCATCCCTGCGAGTGCCGCGAACCTCAGCGTTCCATCAGCGCGGCACTCCTCTAAAAATCCTCATCATCGGCGTCGTTTACGCCCGACATCCAGTTCGAGACCCGTTGTAGATGCCCGATGATCGACAGCTCGGTCGGGAACATCCGTCGGATCAGGATGCGGACCTTTCCTTCCGAGTCCACCCCCACGGCCTCAGCCAGGCGCTCGTCGTAGCGAACCGGCTCGTCGCCGAACTTTGCATCAACCTCATTCAGTGGCCGGAGCTTGCCATCCTCGCGCAGGAAGATGCCCACACAGGCCGCAGCGATCGTGTCCATCGTGATCTTCAACTCGACCTCGATGTCAGCAGCTCGTGCCATCTTGCCGCCGCGATCCTGGAGCTTCTCCATCTCCTCGAAACTGAGCACCCGGTAGCGGGCGACCAGTTCCCCGCCATAGCCCGGAATGTCGAGGTCGAGCGGCTCACGTTCCTCGCGAGCCCTGCGCCGCCTCTCCTTCAGGCGGTCCAACTGTGAAACCGCCTTCGCGGCGGGCGCCGGGGTCGGGGGAGTCTCGAACTCCTTCGCGCCAGCGGGGTCAATCGTGGGGTCTGGCATCGCGCCATCTCCTCCTATGTCGTATGTGGCCCGTTAGGGCGAGTGGGTGCGGCTAACCGACGGTGCCGTCGATTGAGACCTCGAGGGACACCTGAGCGGCGCCCGAGTCTTCGGAATCGCGGTCGATGCCGCTGACCATCTTCAGCTTCCCGCTCTGCACGAGAGGGGCGCCAAACGCGTTGTCGTCGGCGTCAAGCGGCTGATCCTTGACAACGACAGATGCCTTTCCGGCTCGGTTCATCCAACCTTTGATCTTCGGGAGGTCGCGATCGAGGTCGAACGTCCGAACCAGCGTAATGTTTTCCGGGAGCTGTTTTCCGCCTAGCGATTGTGGAGCCTGGCGAGCGCCCGGGTAGATTTTCGTATCGTCGGAGTCGATGGCCCCGCCGGTCTTTTTCTCCCAGACGCCGCCTGTATCGAGGCCATCGATCGTGACGGTGATCGCCGACTGGTCCTTGCGGTTACCGCGGGTAACGGTTGACATCTACAGCGCCTCCTTGACCACTTCGATTTCCACCCGCTCGGCCGAGGGGCTCATCTTCACCGCGAGGATCGCCCGCAGCTTGCCTTCGCCGATCGTCGTGTCGGTGTTGACCTGATCGCCCGTCTCGACCGTGAAGGCGTCTTCGGGGGTGTCCCCGAACAGCGCTTCCTGATCGAAGAGAGGCAGCAGCACCTCGCCGACCAGATCGCCGTTGAACTTGGCGATCTCATGCGTCGTGATCTGCGCGAACAGGTGGCGCTCGGCGATGGCTTCCGCCCGAGAGCAGATCGCCATGTTGAGCCGGGCGTTCGACAACTGCAGCCAGGTCGTGTCGACCAGGGGATTGATCAGCGTGACGTTGTCGTAGGGGCGCGGGACGCTATTCAACTCCCGGATCACGTTGACGCCCGCTTCGGAGAGCACGCCGCGGTTTTCGCCTGACCACGGCACTTGCGAGACGTCCGTGCAGTAGCGAGCGAGGTGGTTGACGCCGGCGATCGCCTCGTTGGGGTTGCCCCCTTCGCCGTCGTTCCGAGCTGCCAGCCCGGCCATCAACGCACAGGGCGGCACCGTCCGGGTCGTGCCCGGGGTGACGCCGGGAATGACGACCCACGGGGCGAAGAGGCCGCCGTAGCGGGCGGTGGCTTCCGCCCGCAGGGTCGACGCCTGCGAGGTCAGAGTGGCGACCGTTGCCGTGTCAGTGCCGTCCAACAGCGCGACCCGGTTCTTCGCTTTCGCGTGAGCCAGGATCGCTTTCTGGGCTTCGGCCGAGGTCCGGCCGGGCGAGGAGACCTGGCCCGGCCCGAGGTGTGCCGAGAACAGCGCCAGCGCCGCTTCGTGCTGGGTCTCGGTGATGTTTTCCCGATCGTCGGTTCCCGAGGCCAGCGTTTTCGTCGCTGCGGCGGGGTTACCTTTGCCGAGGTCGACAAGGCGGATGTAGGGAGAGTTCGCGAAGTAGGCAACGGCCTCGGCGTTGCTTGCGAACCCGGCGTGTTCGTCGACGACGACGCCGCCGAGTTTGACGACCGCCTTGAATTTCGCGCTTTCTGTCGTGGTGATGAATTCGAGGCCATTCGCCCAGGAGCCATCCGAGGTGGCGTTGATCGTCAGCGTGTTTTCGGAGCTGCCGTTTTTCGCCGTGATCGTCGCGAGTGCAGCCGCCGGCCCACCTTCGCGGACGACGTACAGACGGCTGCCGCCCTCTTCGAAGAAGGTCTGAGCGGCGTCATAGAGCGTGGTCCCACCCGAGCGCGCACCGAGGTGAGCCACATAGGACACCATGTTGAGGATCAGGACGGGTTCATTGATCGGCCCTTTTTCGCTCTGGCCGGTGACGAACCATGTGCCGGTATCGGTCGGGGGCGACGAAGATGGCGCGACTGACCCCGATGTGACGGTTATTCCAGGTGTAGTGGTCATGAATCCTCCTTGGTGCTCTTGCGGGGCTGACGCTTCGGAGGCAACGGCAGGAGCCGTCCCTCATCGATCAACCGCTTGTCGAATGAATCGCTCGGCCTTACCCGAGAGGTCTCCTCGCCTGCCTCAACCATCTGGCCGCAGGCGATCTCCTCCGCGTGATCCGAGACGACCCGGAATCGCTGGGCCATCCGTGCCTCCGTTCGGGAACTACGTCAGTTGGTCTTGTCGACTTCGGCGGTGACGCTGGTTGCCTCATGCGGTTCGCTATAGGGCTCACCGTTGGGCACCTGGGGACCGCCGCCGATCTGCGCGACGTTCTCGCGCTCGATCACAAACTTCGCGCTGGCGCCCGCTATCGAGCGCCGGTCAGAGATGTCTCGCAGTGTGTAGGACTCCCCGCCCCAGTCCACGCCTCTCATGCCGGCGCCCAGGGACCTTTCGCGCAGCAGGCATTCCCGAGCGGCGACCAGGTAGAGCTGGGCGTTGCGGCGGGTGTCGTTCTGGGTGCCGGCACTGCATTCGGTGCAGATTTCAACCGGCCATTTTGCGTCGTAGTAGCCGGGGCGCTCTACAGGCGTGTCACTGGCGCCGTTGACCACGACGATCGCTGGAAGCTGCTCCTCGGGGAAGCGGGCGAACTCCGAGACGACGACTATCGACCGCGGTGCTTTGAGCGGGTCGATACCCCTATCTTCGGAAACCGCCCGCAGGTAGGTCGCCATCCAGGTTTTCAGCCGGTCCAGTAGGGCAGCGTCGATCAGATCGCCGCCGAACAACGGCCCGAAGACGGTCATCCGAGCCGCCCGTGGACGATCCAGTCCGCGACGAGATCGAGGATCTCCTCCTCCTCGCCCGTAGTCACGCCGGTCAGTTCGCGCCGGGGCTCTCCCCCTCGCGTACCGCGGGTGAAGACCGAGTACCAGATGTTGACTCCGGCTCGAGCAGTGGTTTTGGTCGCACCGGAGCGTTTCCCCTTGCCGCCAGTGGCAGCGGCCTCGAGGGCGCCGGTCTTGCCATGCAACGGGCGGGGGTCGATTCCTTCGCGGCTCTTGCGATCGAGGGTGGCCTGTGCTAGCGGTGCCCATGGCGCGTCGATGGAGCCGCCCTCGCTCTCGAAGGCCTTGCGGTTGAACCCCAGGAACAGCTCGCGGACTTTGCGGGTGGCGGGACGGGCGTCGAGGGCCCGGGCGCGCATCTCCGCGATGTTCGCCAAGACCTTCTCGTCTCCTTCGACCTGAGTATCGACCCTCACGGGAGAAGCTCAGAGGTCGTGAGCAGACCGGCGCCAGCGACATCCGAGCGCACGCGCAGCGAATACAACCCCTGCTTGGTGGCGCTGGTGTCGGGCAGTGCCTGGATCAGCGAGGCCATGCCCGACTCGAAGAGTTTTTGCAGGTTGTCATAGGCAGACTGTTCGCTATTGGTCTGCTCGGGGAAGTAGGAGAGCTCCACTCCCATCGCCGCTCGGATCGCCGCCAGCTCACGGGCGTAGGACTCGAGGTCGTCCGAGGGCAGTTCATCCGTGCCCAGCCGCGCTCCAATCTCAGTGACGGCCCGGCCGACGAGAAGCTGCACCTGGCCTTTGGTGGGCCTGGTGGTTTCCGAGAACACTCCGCTCTCGGTCCCCATGTCCTGCGTGCGGGCTCGAAGGATCGCCGCTACATCCGCAGTCGTCGGGCGCCAATCAACCCCGGAACCGTCGTCATAGGCCGGGTCGGTGGGAGGCGACTGGTTTTCGTCGGCGTCGAGGAAGGTGAGCCGAAAGAACGCCTCCGCGACTTCACTGGCGAAGGTGACATCACGCTTCTGTGGATCGTTCGGGTCGGTGTCGACCGGGCTCAGGGAGAGGGTCGGGTCGGCCGTCCAGGGGCCGTCCTCATTCACAGAGTGTTCTGGGCGGACCTGAGTCCAAGGGACCCCGTCGATCCTGCGCGGCGGCCGGGCATCGAGAAGGGTGTGAATGACGCTCATACGAAGCTCATTTCTCCTGGTTTGCCGGCCGTCTCCGGGGTTGGGTCTCCGGTCGTCTCGGAGGCCGGGGTTCCCGTGTCCCCTCGCTGGAACTTGCCCCTGTGTGCCGGCCCGGTCCCGACCAGCGTCACCGCGTGGCTGACACCGATGAGGGCGAGAACACCGGCGACCGTGGCGGTGTGGATCTGCTGCTCATCCGGTTCACCGTCGAGAGCCAGCGTCCCCGCTGCGGCGTCCACGAAGCCCTCGGCGTCGACCGCGTCGCCAGTGAGGACGATCAGGCCCGAAGGGGCGAAGTGGTGACGGAATGCCTCCTGCAGCGCGCCCGTGAGGAACAGTGTCCCACCGGGGGCGACTTTGCCCAGCAGTTCCCAGAAGTCGGCAGAGAGGCCGCGAAGTTCGAGGGTGCCAGCCGGGGCGATGGTGCCGATGCGCTTGTCGGTGCTCGCGCCCGAGAGCGAGATCGTCCCGCTGGGCGCGGCAGTGTGGATGAGGATGCTCGGAGCTGAGCCGGTGAGGGCCAGTGTGCCGGTTGGTGAAGAGGTGCCGAAGAGCGCCTCGGCCGTCTGGCGGCCACCGAGCAAGGTCATGGGGCCGAGCAGCGTCCCCGGCCCGAGGAGCAGCGACGTTTCGGTCAGGACCAGCGTGCCGGAGCACACGTCGGCGTAGATGTGGCCCCACGTCTCCGTGACGGAGCCGCCGAGGGTGGCCGATCCGGCCGGAGTCTCCGATCCGATGCGGGCGTCGGCGCTCGACCCGCTGAGCGCCAGTGGTCCAGCCGGGGAAGCCGTCTGGATGCGCGCCTCGGTGCTGGTGCCGCTCAGGGTCACCGTCCCGGCACCGACGTCGGCGCCTTTCCTGGCCTCGGTGAACGAGCCGGAAAGCGTGAGCGAGCCGGTGCCGGTATCGAAGCCGACCCGCGCCTCGGCCGCGGCACCGCTGAGGGTGATCGTTCCGCTACCGGTGTCCGTGTAGGTGACCTGGCCATGCAGCACCTGCACGAAATGGCGCGTCGATGGCGCTGGCATTAGAAGCCGCTAGCGGTTCGGGTTAGCCCACACAGTGGGTAGATCAAGCCTTCGTATTTGGCCGGGGTTCCAGAGGTCGGAAGTTCAAGCGAGCTGGCCTGCTGGGTCATTCCGGCGATGCGGCCCTGGATCGCGGTGATCGCCATTGAGTTTGCTTGATTTGCCGTGGTTGCGGAATGGGCCAAGCTGAAGATGTAGGAGCCGGGATTCAGCAGCATCTCCGTCACCGAGCCATACTGAATGGCGGTGTTGCCAGACCCCGCGACTTTGCCTGTCGCCCCGAGTAGCTCATACCCCGCCGTCAAGATCCCCGCGTTCCATTCCCCGCCTGCCGCTGAGCCATTCGCCCAGAAAAGCCGTCGCACCGGCATGGGGTGCGGGAGAGAGAACGGAATGTTGATCGCGAGGTTGGCCGTCGGCCAGGCACCTGACACAGGATTGGACACGACGAAGGCAACCCAGCGACCCTCGGAGGTCGGGAAGTAGCCGCCCATGAACGAGGAGATATGCGTCGGCAGCGGCTCGCTCGCGTTGGGCCAATCGCTCATCAGAAGACCGCCGAGTCGGAGAGTGAAAAACCGAAGACCGGGATATAGGCGGAAGCCGGGTTCGCGGGGGTAGCGGTCGTGGGGATTTCGACTTCCGCGCCGAGCGCCTGCTGCTGGACGCCGGCCGCCTGTAGGCGTATGGCGCTTGTGACGCCGCGAAAGTAAGTTGCTTCGGTCGAGGTTGCCGTAAAGCCGCCGTAGTAGAGGCCGGGCATCAACAGCGTGTCGGTGAGGTCGAGAAGTTGAAGGGCGCTGGTCCCCGACTGCGCGGTCAGTCCTTTGTTGACCAACCGATTCCAAGAAGCGTCGAGGATCGCTATATCGAGTTTGCCTTTTTCGACTGTGCCGTTGTAGGCGAATGCCTGCGTGACCGTCACCGGGGTGTCGATCAAGAAGGGGAAATACAGCGCCCGGTTGGCGGCCGGGTAGACGGCCGAGGCCGACTGTTCCACCATATCCAGGGAGCCATAGAGCGCACCCGCACCGGGGAGGATCACCTGGCGCGGCACCGAGCGGAGAAGGGCTGTCGCCCAATCGCTCATGCGTACTTCAACACCTTCCACGGGAATTCGCGACCGGTACCGCGCACCTGCTTCAGTGAGAAGCGCAAGGAATTCGAGTCGGTCAACTCGTTGGAGATCGGGACGCTGATTTTGATTAGGTCGTCCGCCGCCTGGGCGTCGGCGAAGCGCTGGACATAGGCCACGCGAGACGTGCCGCCAGTGAGCACGATCTGATAGACGCGCAACTCGAGCACATCCCCTGACGCCATTTTGTTCGCATCGATGTGGAGCGTGTAGGTGCCCGCTTCATTGGGTGAGGAAAGGAAATGCTCGGTGCCGACTTCGGCCGTTTTGGTGCCCGATGCGAACGCGGTGACGGACATCTCAGCCTTCCGCGCCGGGTGCCGGCGCCTCCTCCTCGGCCTCCTCTGACGCCACCTCTTCCTCGGGAGCTGGCTCTAGCTCGGCAATGCGCTTTTGCGCCGCCTCGAGTGCCCCTTCCAGCGCAGCGACACGAGAGTTCGCCTCGCCGAGGAGCTGGTAGATATCGGGAATCAGGGAGATCGAAGTCCGATGCCATCGGCTGAGCAACGGATGCTCGGCATGGGCGGCCATCATCTCGGGCAGGGGAATCCCGTTGATCTCGGCGTAGCTGTGTACGCCCTCCTCCCCATCGGCGGGCGCCGGAACCTCTAGACGCGGATCGGCGCCGCCTTGCTCCACTGCTTCCCGCTCAGCTCGTCGCTTTGCCTTTTCCTGCTCGCCTGCGCTGTCCATCAAGTTCCTTTCGTTCCCCTAGGAGAAGAGTCCGAGGGCATTGAGCGCACCCCAAATGCCTTCGGCCGTTTTGGCGACCCCGGTCTGTTTGGCGACGGGTGCGGTGCCGTAGAAGCCGACGCCGCCGCCAAATTTGATGTCGGCTTTGGAATTGGCCCGTCCGAGGTGAAAGGTCCCGGCGGCGGGTGCGTTCAGGACACCGTCACCTGCTGCGCTTTCCAGCATGAACTGGCCCGCCACGCCCACCTGACCGAGCTTCCAGCTAGTAGTCGCGTTGGCGAACATCACGGAGTAGCTGGCGTTCCCCCCAGCGTTGAACTTGACCAACGGGTCGCGGACGGAGCCGCCACTATTGATCTCAAGAAGCTGCGAGGTCGTGGAGGTGAGGGCCGAGGCACCGAGGACGACAGCGCCGGCCATTTTGGCGACCTTGACCGCGAGCCCTCCTGCGGGTCGTTCGCCGCGGATATCGAGGCTGACGAGCGAGGAGGAATCGTCGCGGATCGAGGAGTCCCTGACCGATTTCGCGTTGAAGCCGACGCCGACTGCCCATTCCTCGCCAGTGACGCCACCGAATTGCAGGCCAGCCGCCGCGTCTGAACCAAGCGGCGAGTCGCAGTTGAGGTAGATCCCCATTACATCCGAGGGGCCATTGGCGACATAGGTGCCGTTGACCAACGTGTTGTTGCGAGCGCGGACCTCGAGTGCGTTGACGATGGCGGTCGTCACATCTCGGGTGCCCTCAATATAGGCGCCGATCGCGGTGGCGGTTGCGCCTTCGCCGCCGACGTGTCCCTTGAAGTAGCCGCCGCAGGCATCATGGCCGAAGGGTGCGGCTTTCGAGCGGCTGAAGACCCCGCCATAGACGCCGACCGACTGGACCTCACTGGTCGACAAGGCGACCGCCTGGCCCGAGATCGCGGCCATCGAGTCTGGGCCGTCGGTCCCGACTAGTCCCTCAGCAGCTTCGACGGTCGCTTTGCGCGCGTCGTCGGTGCGGCTTACCTTGAGGGTGTTCCCGGCGACATTGACGGGTTCGGCTTGGCTACCGTGCCGGATATCGAGTCGCAGCGGATCAGGGGGCGAGGAGAGCCGAGAGCTTACGTTGTCGCCCGCCGACCAGTCGGCGCCCTTGTCGATGAGATCGAGCCTCGACGAGTGTGAGTCGAGTGCGCCGCCGACCGCAGTAAGCGTCGCGTTGAACCGCGAAGCGGTGAGCGGCGTCGTGGGATCAAGCTCATTCCACGGCGCGGAGGGGTCCGCGAATGCCATGCGGCTAGGTGAGGGTCAGGGAGGGTGTGACCTGCTCGGTCGTCGAGGCCTGCGAGAGGTCGCGGGCGCCGCCGCCGGCCTGAAGATTCCAGGCGCAGATCGCCTTGCCGGAGTTATCGGCAGACGTCACCAAGATGATCGACTTGACCGAGGCGGGCCAGTCGGTGTGCGCTTCGGTTTTCCATTCCATCTGGGCGAAGCTGACGACGCCGCTCACGGCGGTCGGCTCGGCCTGGCTCTGCCGGGCATAGCCGGTACCGGTGATCTCACCGACGCCGCCGGCGAGGGTGTCTTCCGCTTTGAGAGTGCCGGAGCCTGAGCAGGGCTTCGTCGAGAGCAGGAAGCGACAGGTGGCGGGCAGGCCGTTGTTGATGAGCTCGGTCTTGCCCTCGTTGAAGTCGATGAAGTCAGCCATTTGGATGCCCTCCTAGAGCAAGAGTCCGTCGGGAATTTCGGTGATGTAGATGTCCTCGGGCGGCACTTCGGCGATCACGTTCTCTTCGGAGTCGATGTCGTCGCCGACGTAGCCCGCCTGGGCCTCGAGAGCGGCAAGCAGAGGAGGACGCCAGGCAACATCGAGTGCCACCCGGGCATCGCGGTTTCCCGCGAGTCCCACGAAGCGAGCTCGTCTTGCCTGGCGCCGGGCGGTGAGCTGCGTGCGATACAGCTCGGCCCGTTCCTCCTCGGTCATGCTCTTAGCTGCGGGCGATCTTGACCTGGACCTCGCCGCCCACGTCGGCCAAGCCTTCTCCGACGTGTTCGGACTTCCAGACCAAGACGTCGCCTTCCGCGACGACCAGTTTTTTCGCTTCGCCGAGAGTCAGGGCCGTCTCGACGAGCGCACCTGCGTTCGTCCCGTTGGCCAGTTTGAGTTCGGCGACGACGGTCGTGCCTTCGTCTTTGGCGCCGACGTTGATCAGCTTCAACGTCCGGCTGTTGGTATCCGCCCCGGTGATTTTCGAGACGGCCGTGTAGACGACGCCGGAGACGCTGCCGGCGATCGGCGAGGTGCCGACAGATACCGAAGCGTCGGAGCCTTTCGCGGTCGCAGCGACATCAGCGGTGAGCTTGCGCTCGAGTGGTGCTTGATCGGTCATCTAGTCCTCCTTGAAGGGGCCAATGAACCCCTTGGCAGCGTTTTCGTCAGCCTTCGCCTGAAGCTCTGCGAGGCCATCGGGCCCCTTCGGCTTCGGATCGGGCTGCTTCTTGGTTTGCGGCTTCTCAGCCTTTTTCTTGGCAGCGGCCATCCGGCTCCTTTCAGAGCGAAGGGGGCGGCTCGAATTGAGCCGCCCCCTCGCAGGATCAGGTCTTCAGCAGGGTCGCCGCCGGGTAGCGGGTCGCGGCGGTTTCGTTGTCGTAGTTGATCGTGTTGGCGGTTTCCCAGCCAGCACGGAACACGACGCGCATCGCGACCATGTCCTGCTGCGCCAGGTTGTAGACGATGGCGCCAGTGTTGTCCTGGATCACCGCCTGGTCGAGCAGTTTGAAGGTGATGTCCTGGCGGACACCGACCACCTGCTCGGAGGGATCGCCGGCGATCGCCTCGACCGGATGTTCCCCCGCCGTCGGCCAGAGTCCACGCATCGGATACTGAACCGTGATGCCGTGGATGCTCTGCTGGTTGACCTGGCCGTCCTGCGGCTCGATCAACGACTCGCCCGTGGTGGCGCGTGCCTGGCGGAGCAGCCCTTTGTAGGCCCGGGTGGCGATCACCCAGTCGACGTCATAGCCGTCGGCCTCCACCTTCCCGAAGGTGTCGGAGAAGTCACCGACGATCCCGCCCGCTTTGGCTTCGTTGGCACCGCGGGTGATCGTGTTGGACGATTCCGAGCACGCCGTGGTGATGTCTTTCGGCCACGAGGCGGGTTTGTTGGTCCCGAAGAACACGGCCGCGTCGAGGGTCCGTCCGATGGCGTTCACCATCAGCGGCTGGACCTCTGCCCAGATGTCGTAGGCGACATCGTCCAGCACCGCCTCGGGGATCGGCACGATGCATGCGATCTCCTCGACGTTGAGGTACTTGTTGGTCCAGTTGACCTCGGTCGTGGTCTTTAGGCCCGTGTCGCCATTGACGAAACCGGCGATCGGCAGGGCCGCGAGGACCGGGAAGCGCTCCTGGTTGCGGGAAATCGGAACGCGGGTGAAGCTCTTGAGGACAGCCGACTCGCTGTCCAACTTCTTGAGGAGGGCGTTGGAAACCTCCTCCGGCACCAGTGCCTGGGCATCGGTGCGCCCGATGTCGTTGTTGTAAGCCATATTGGGTCACTCCTTGAATCGAGATGGGTTGAGGGACCTCCATCGCGGAGGGGTGACCCGGCGTGGCGTCGCACCACGGGGGAAAGGTGAAACGGCGCCGCGGGCCTAGCGGCCGGCGGCGCGGCGAATGCGGGAGTTCATGTCCTCGCCTGAGTCAGCGGAGGTACGTGCGCCCCCATCAAAGCCGGTGCTGTTCTCCGCCTTGACGAGCTTCAGGAGCTTGTCGGCGTCGGCCTTCAGCTCCTCCTCGGTCTCGCCCTGGAGGCGCGAGGCCAGCTCGGCGGGAAGTTTCTTCTTGCTCGCAACAGTGAGGCGTAGGAGCGTCTTCTCCGCCTCTGCCGCTTTCTTCTCGGCGTCGACCGCGCGCTGCTCCGCTTTCTCCTGCTCGGATTTGTCGCGATCCTCGAACTCTTTGACCTTGGCGGCCAGATCATCGGCCGTCTTTTTCGCGGCCTTGGCTGCCTCGCGCTCGGCCTTCAAGGCGTTGCGAACGGCATCGGGGTCGCGGGCGCCGGCCAGAAGCCCGGCATCTGGATCGGCGGCGGCTTTCTCGGCGGCTGCCTTCTCCTCTGCGGCTTTCTTCTCGGCGGCCTCCTTGGCTGCCGCGTCCTCCTCACCCGTCGCGGGCGTTGTCTCCTCTGCCATCGCGGCAGCTCCTTCCTGTTGCGCTCCCCCTTCGCGGGGAAACTGAGTTTTTTTCTACTGCTGGGTGCGCTCGGTGACCGACACTGTTGGCGGCGGCGGTTCGGCGCTCGGTGGAGCACCGCCGGGCGGTGGAGGCGCGAGATGAGGCGCCTCCGCAAGCTGTTTCTCCCAAGCGGTGACCTCTTGCGGAGAGGCACCGATGCGCTCCCAAAGAGCGGGAAGCGGGATGCCGAGGGCCCGGAGCTTGATCGCCGCGTCGACCTGCTCACCCTCGGACCGATACTCCGGGTCGCGCCAGATCGCTTCGGCGCCCATCGCTTCGGATAGCTCGCCCTCACCTTTCAGCTTCAGCGCCAGGCGCATCGCTTCCTCCCACGAATCGGAGAAGTCGATCTGCTTACGCTTGACCTTGGCAACGAGGCCGGTCTCGGCGGCCTTCAGGGCGTCGCCGGAGACGTTGACGATCTGACCGAGCAGGTAATGCGGCGGGGTACGGGTTTGGGCGGCGAGATGCTGGAGCAGCATCGCGATCGCGTTGACGTAGTTGTTGAGATCGGCCGCGGCGAACTGGGAGACTTTCGCGTTCTCGTTCTCGAAGACCCACAGGCGCCCGACTGCGGCTTTTAGCTCGGTGGAGCTGAGCGGCGCTCCACTCTCGTCGGTCGGAACCTCGACGCCGGTCATCACCCGCTGCGGGAAAGCGGCGAACTCGGAGGCGACCAGCATGTCGGCCAGCTCCTTGTCGATCGCATCCTGCAGGGGAATCGCGGGGATCAGATCCGAGCGCCCGCCGGCCAGCATTGTTGGGTTGTTTTCCAGCGGAATGACCGGGACGACCTCGAGCGGGTTCTCGCCGCCCTCATCCCCCGGGCGAGCGACCCAATTGCGCCCCACATCTCCGGAGATCGCGGACTTGACCGGCTCCTTGGTCCGCCACTTGACGATCTGGTCAGGCAGGTAGAGCGTGGCGTAGATGTATCCGGATTCGTCGCGCCACTTCTTCAGTGCCGCGAGCCGGTTGCGGCGGTTGCCTGCCTCCGTCTCGACGATCATCTGCGACGGATGCTCGACCGTCATCCGCGGGTATCCGCCGGTTTCTTCAGCTGGCCCGACGAGGATGTAGCAGCGCCCATCTTTGACAGCCTCGGTGTGCGCCATCACGGACTCTGCATCGAGCCCGTTGGCCTGCCAGATGTCCCACGCTTTCGTGTCGGCCGGTTTGTCCTTGCCGAAGCGAAAACCCTCGACGAAGAGCCGCTCGACCGGTGCGTCGACCACCAGCTCACACCAGTTATCAGCCAGCGATTTGAACAACCACCCGAACGCTTGGCGGAACTTCAGAGTCGCGAAGGCCAGCCGGTGCTTGCCGTTGTAGTAGTCCTCGTAGAGCTGGATTTCGCGCTGTTGGGCCGCGAGCTTCTGCTCGAGATAGGCCAGCCACGCTGCGGGGGTCATCGTGAGCAACGCGGCTCCTTGAGGTCGGGCGGCCTAGATGAAGACGGCCTTCTTTGAGGTCGGTTTGGCGCCGAGCAACGTCGAGTGGGCCATCGCCAGCGCGATCACGCCATCAATCGGCGCCCGCCTGCGTTTGCCCTTGACGAACTTCCAGCGCTCGCCCTCCTGCTTCGCCGCGGCGGCGAGGACATGGGCGTTCAGGGTCGGATCATCGGGATGGGCGATGCGTCGCTCGCTGATCGCCTCCGAGAGCCGCTGCGCCGCGAGCTGCATCGGCGTCGTCTTCTGGGAATGGATGGCCGGCTCGACGCCGAGCTCGGACTCAATGGTCTGGGCGAGCTGCTCCCCACCAGCCTCGGGGTCGAGAACGAATTGCACTTCGGCGAAGTCCTTGGAGAGTTCCTCGATCGGCTCCCAGATCCGCTCGAAGGGTGTCGCGGTTCCGTCGCGCGGCGGGACGACGATCCTCGGCTCGCCTACGATCGCGAGGTCGGAGTCATCCGCTTTCCAGACCGGCACGATTGCCGTCGTGTCCCACTTCCACCCGAGGTCGATGCCGACAAACACGCCCTTGGCGTCCGCCGGGATCTCGCAATCCGGGTCAGCGCAGGCCCGCCATTCGGTCTCCGAGATAGCCGAGTCCTCGCCCGAGAGCCACACGCCGCAGGCGAAGCGGCCCCACTGCCATGGCTTCATCGACGGCGAGCGATACAGCGAAAGCAGCGCCTTCTTCGTGTGCCAGGGCGCCGGATTCGCCTGCTTGACGATCGCCATGTTGGAACGATCCTGGTCCGGATCGAGCGCCCACTCGTGGAGAGCAAACTCCTCGGTGGCGACGTAGCGATAGGCGCCTTTGCGGGTCAGGCCGGGGAGGGCGTGGGCCTGGGCCCGGAGTTCGCCTAGCGGCGACAGCTCATCGTCGCCGGCGGTGGAGATCGTGACCATCTTTCCGTCACGAGGCCCGAGCCCATCGCGAAACACCCCGTAGAGATCCGGCGACTTGTGGCGGTGGAGCTCGTCGACCAATGCCAGCGTCGGGATCACGCCGTCAGCGGTGTCGACGTCGGAGGCGAGTATCCGCACCCGGCCGCCGAGCTGCTTGTGGACGATCTCGCGCTGTTTGACTTGGCAGCGCTCCTGCAACCATGGCGAGCGCCGAATGAAGCCCTGCGCCTGGCGCAGCATGATCGAAGCCTGGTCCCTCGAGGCCGCGGCGATCACACACTCGGCATCGGGAGTCGTGCAGAGATGGAACAGGGCGAGACCGGCGAGCAACGTCGACTTGCCGTTCTTCTTGGAGATCAGGATCAGCGTCTCGCGCCGGCCCGCGAAGAGATCGCCCAGCATCCGTCGCTGGAAATCGTGCAGTTTGAGCGGCGCCCCGTCCTCGCGGGTTAGTGCCTGCTCGCAGAAGGTGGCGAAGAGATCAAGCTCTTGCGACACGGCGGGCGGCCAGCTCGTCCATCTCGCTCAACGGATCGGCGGGCTTCTCGTCGCCATCGCCTTCCGGCTTGTTGTGGTCGAGCCAGAGTTTCGCCGCCTGCGGATTGCCCTTGCGGATCATCTTCTCGAGCTGCCGCATGACCTCGTCGCGGTCCATGCGCTCGTCGGCCGCCGGCTCGTCGCGGTCCTGCCGGATCGCATCGGCGAGGGCCGCAAAGTTGCCGTACTTGGACTCGGGCTCCTTGCGCCCCTTGGTCAGCCAGTGTTTGACCGTGCCCTCTTTGGTCCCGCATTCCCGGGCCGCGTCCGCAACCGACATCCCGCCTCGCAGGCAACCGATTATCTGTGGGCTGACCTCCTCGAACTTCGGTCGGTCGGCCAT